CAATGATAGAAGTTGCAAACCAAAGTTATGGTAGACCTGATAAAATTGTTTGGTATGAAAAGCCTTTTTGGAAAACAACAAGACAATGGTGGGCAGGACAGGGTTGGCTGTCTAGAGAAAATAATATTAAGAAATATTTGAGTAATTGGGGAATAACTGCTCCTATTGAGTATGCTTGGCATCATCATGCACATGCGGCCTATGGTTATTACACAAGTGGATTTGACAATGCAACAATATTGTGTATGGACAGCATAGGTGAATGGGAATGTTTAACAATATGGTCCGGTGAAGGAGACAAACTTAAAAAAGTCTTTTCACAAAAATATCCACACAGTGTGGGTTTATTCTACAGTGCAATGACACAACGATGTGGATTGGAACCTAATAAAGAAGAATATGCTGTTGCAAATTTAGGTAAAGGTGCTAAAGGTATGTATGTGGACTTGTTACAAAAAACTGTGGTAAGCGATGCACTCGACGGGCACATGCCTGGTGTACATTTTAAATTTAATTTGCATAGAGGCGGAAAACATATATTGCCTAATTTAGATGACAATATTGAAATGGCTTTTGCAACACAGACAGTATATGAAAGAATACTGAAATCAAATTCAGATTGGTGTAAGAAAAGATTGCCTAGCAAAAATTTAATTATAACGGGTGGCTGTGCTTTGAACAAACAAGCTAACCAAAAAATTGAAAAGGATTGGAACAATATTTATGTACCACGTAACCCAGGTGATCCGGGTTCGTGTATTGGAGCAGTTGCATCAAAACTAAAAAAACATCTTGACTATGATGAGAAAATATGGTATAATAAATAGGATGAAAATAGATTTTAAAATGACAGATGTAAAGGTTCTAAAGAAAGTGACTCCAAAAGGCGATCTAAGTTGGTACATAAAATGGACGGCCAGTTTCATAATACTGATTGGAATGGTACTTACAAGTATTACAGGAATGGAACCATGGAATCTTATGTTCCATTTTGTAGGAGTACTAGGTTGGGGGATCGTTGGTATGTTATGGCACGACAGAGCTTTGATCTTTATTAATAGTATTGCTATGTTTATATTTGCAGTAGGTATTGGAAAATATTATGTTGGATAATGTAAACCAAAAATTAAACACACAATATCCAAAACTTATACATGCAGTATCTGGTAATTCAGATCTGTCGGATGAAGCCAAGCTGGCTGTGGTATATAAATTTGTTGAAACATTAGAAGAATTAGTAAAGGCATTAGATGAAACAAAACACTGATTATGGATATGATATACAAAAAGTATATTTAGAAATGATGCTGAGTGATGCAGAAAGTTTCGTAAGATGCCAGGGCATATTTGACAGCAGTTTATTTGATAGAAGATTACAAAAGGCCGCACAGTTTTTATATGACTATGTAGGAGAACATAACATACTGCCTACAGGTGAAATGGTAAACGCGGCATGCCAAACACAGTTAGAAATTCCTACAGGATTACAAGAAAGCCATTATGATTGGCTACTTGCAGACTTTGAAACATTTAGTAGACACAAAGCATTAGAAAGAGCAATACTTGAAAGTGCTGACTTGCTTGAAAAGGGTGAGTATGGTCCTGTTGAAGCAAAGATTAAAAACGCAGTACAGATAGGACTACAGAAAGATCTTGGTACAGACTATTGGATCAATCCTAAAGAAAGATTACTTGCAATTAAAAATAATAATGGACAAGTAAGCACTGGTTGGGAAAGTCTTGACAAGAAATTGTTTGGAGGATTCAACAGAGGTGAACTGAATATATTTGCAGGCGGTTCAGGTGCAGGTAAGAGTTTGTTCTTAGCAAACTTGGGCGTGAACTGGGCAATGGCAGGTATGAATGTATTGTATCTTACATTTGAACTTTCTGAAAACTTGGTTAGTATGCGTGTAGATAGTATGGTGACAGATATTCCAACAAGAGACATATTCAAAGATGTAGACGAAGTTGAAATGAAAGTTAAAATGATTGGCAAGAAGGCCGGAGCCTTCCAAGTCAAGTATATGCCAAGTGGTAAGACGCCTAATGACATTAGAGCATATCTAAAAGAATATGAAATCAAAATGAACAAGAAGGTTGATGTGTTGTTGATTGACTATCTTGATCTTATGATGCCAAATGGTGCAAAGGTAAGTGCAGAGAACTTGTTTATCAAAGACAAATTTGTATCTGAAGAACTACGTAACTTGGCTATGGAATTGAACTGTATATTTGTAACAGCATCGCAGTTGAATCGAGCAAGTGTTGAAGAAATTGAATTTGATCATTCGCATATCAGTGGCGGCTTGAGTAAGATACAAACAGCAGATAACGTGGTAGGTATCTTTACAAGTAGAGCTATGCGTGAACGTGGTAGATATCAGATACAGTTAATGAAGACTAGAAGCAGTTCTGGTGTTGGTGCAAAGATAGATTTAGAATTTGACGTAGACAGTTTGCGTATTAGAGATCTTGCAGATGACGATGATTATCAAGAGTTTGATAAACGTAAGTCTACAATATATGAAGGGCTAAAAAGAACAAGCATGAATACAAAAGAAGAAGATGGAGAAGCTACTGTAGATCCAAAAGCAGGCGATTCAGTAGGCAAAATAAAAGCAGAAGCAGACTCTACAAAACTTAGATCTTTCTTAGCCAATCTAGGTTCTGACGAAGAATAGCCAATACATAAATACTTTGCTTAGGCACATAGGCAAATGGAGGCTATAATGAAAACAGACTTAGAAAACATACAACTACTCTTGAATCGATTTAAAAGGCCTATACCGAAAGGTGAAGATTACGAGAATAGACTCGCAGAAGAATTTGAATTGATACTAAATCAGAGATTCACTGATTACTTCCTACAAATATGCGACATAATTGATTTAACAGAAGATCTTACACACATGACTCGTGGATCAGCAGGTAGCAGTTTGGTCTGCTATCTACTTGGTATTACAGATGTTGATCCAATCAAATGGAACATACCTGTTGCACGTTTTATGAATCCATTACGTGATGACCTGCCCGATGTTGATATTGATTTTGAACATTGGCAACAAGGTGAAGTCATGCAACGCATATTTAAAAAATGGCCAGGTAAGACTGCACGGCTATCTAACTATGTAATGTTTAGAGAAAAGAGTGCAAAGAAAGAAGCGGCAAAACGTCTTGGAGCAACCGGTAACCTTCCAAGAAACTTTACATATGAATCTGTAGGAGTTGATCCTAAAGAAGCAAAACGTATTGAACGTAAACTGATAGGTAAGAAACGTGCTATATCAAAACACTGTGGCGGTATAGTTATGTTTACAAGACAGTTACCAAAGTCACTTATATCACAGGACAATCAAATACTGTTGGACAAATATGAAGTAGAAGACTTAGAACATTTAAAGGTTGATATACTTGCAAATAGAGGACTTTCGCAACTGTTAGAAATCGATGAACTAACACAACTGCGACACTATCCAGAAACAGACGAGGCAACAAGTGAACTGCTGTGCAGAGGAGATGTACTAGGAGTAACACAAGGAGAGTCGCCAGCCATGCGAAGATTGTTTAGGGCTCTTCAACCCAAGTCAGTATACGACTGTGTTTTTGCAACTGCCATGATAAGACCTGTAGCAATGAGTGGCAGACAAAAGGCCGCTATGTTCCAAGACTGGTCACAAGAAGCAGTACAAGATAGCATTGTGTTTGAAGATGATGCTATAGATATAATAAGTAATATCATTGGTGTTGACATGTACGAAGCTGACATGTATAGGAGAGCATTTGCTAAAAAGAATGATGAAAAGATTCTTGAGTTTGTTGAAAAAATGGGAGGCCATCCGCGTAAGCAAGAAGCTATGGCGGCGCTTCAAGAACTATCAGGATTCGGCCTTTGTAGAGCTCATGCAGTCAATCTCGGAAGACTCATCTGGGCACTCGCGTACCAAAAGGCGCACAACAAAAAAGAGTTCTGGAGAGCAAACCTAAAACACTGTCAAGGTTCATACCGATCGTGGGTATATCAGTGTGAAGCACATAGATTAGATATTCCTACAAAGTCGGGCTGGTGGTGGCATGGATTTCCAAAAGGACTAGGTGTAAAGCTACAATGGATGGATCGTGTCGAGTTTGCTGGTGTAGTAGCTAATGGCAGATGCTATAGGGGTAACAAAGGTCGCTGGATAACTTTTCTTACACTAGGAACAAACTACGGTGAATACATAGATGTAGTTGTGCAAAAGCCATTTGCATATAGAGATGGTGACATAGTACACGGGTCAGGAAGAGTAAAACACTCTAACAATTCTGACTATATAGATAGTAGTGAAGTAAAAAGCTATACGTTTGCAGAATGGAGACGTTGACAAAGTATGTCAAAGATTATTAAATTTATCTGTGGTGAACCAAGTGTTGCTAAACATTACCCTGTTGTACCAGCCAGTCAAGCAAAACCTGATTGGTATAAGAAGACTAGAGCTTGGGTAGGTGAGCCACATCAAAGCTATCCAACAATAAAGAAATGTATGCCTGTGGGTGATCTGATATCAGCTGGATACATGGTCCCTAATCCAGTAGAGCAAGAACTTTCTATTGCTCCAAGACTGGATACAGGAGTAACAGGTTTCTCAAGAACATATCCTGCAGGTTGGACTATGCAGGCTCCACAAGAAGGACACGAACATGAACAATGTCCTGTACATGTAGAAGGAACACAACGTGACTACATTACATTCAGTGTACCATGGAGGATAGAGACACCTCCTGGATATAGCTGTTTGATTATGAGCCCTTTCTATCACTTTGAAGATAGATTTAAATTGTTTCCTGCAATCATAGACACTGACACTATAGATGTTCCTTGGAACAATTGGCCAGGAGCAATGATCAAAGATAACTTTGTAATACAACCAGGCGAACCGTTAGCACAAGTCATTCCCATTAAACGTGAAGATTGGAAAATGGAACTAGAAGTAGACGAAGAAGGTTTGAAAAGAGACACAGGCTTGAAGTTTTTTCTATCTGATGGTTACGCCAAACTATTTCACAGAAAGAAGAAGTACAGATGATCTTTTTTATAATTGGATACACCATTATGTTTTTGAATGAAGGCTTTGTAATACTACGACATGTGTCGCCTTGGTTTGCTGAGAAACGCAAACAGTTACATGATAAGTTTGGAAGAGAAAAAATAAAACGTATACATGGTTTCACGGATTGGTCTTGGATTGGACTAATCGCACTAGGTTACTACTTAGACTTTGCCAATTGGAAAACATACACATTGTTATTAGCAATCTATTGGGGAACTGTAGCTATTGGAATATATCTACCCATGCTGATAAGACGCATAAAAAATAAACCCACAGGATATGTAAAGTGATATTTACTGCCAGCCAACAACCTGTATTCAATGACGTCAAGGAAAATTATGATTGCATCATGGACGTATTGGATAATCACAAAGAGGGTTGGCTGTTAACCCCTGAGGGTAGCCTTAGTGGGTACTGTGAAAACGTTGTACATAATGCAGACCCTATCAATAAAAAGGAATACTTTGACTGTCTGGCCAAGCTGGAAAAACGTTTGACCCAAGATAAAATAAACCTAGCCCTGGCAACAGGTCACATAGAGTCCGATGGCCTACCATACAATCAAATAAGATATTACAATCAGGGTGAACTGATAGGAACCTATGCCAAACAGCTAATGACACACAACGATAACTTTACTGGTGAATACACATACTATATCGCAGGTACAAACTGTAACACGGTGTTGTTGGATGAAGTTACCCAAGTGGGTAGTCTTATATGTAATGACGCTTGGGCATACCCTCCAGTGAGCCCAAAGGGTAATCCTTATCTATGGAGAACGTATAGACAACAGGGTGTGAATATTATGTTTGTAAGTGCAAACTGTGCCATGCAGGACTATGACGAATTGGTATACAATTGGCACGACACACATCTTAGGTTGATGGCAAGAACTTTCGAAATGCATGTTATAGTAAGCAGTGCATGTACTGACATGAATGGTGAGCTGATAAACCATATGCAATGTCCAACAGGAATCATAGGTCCTGATGGTGCTTGGATCAAACAGTGCAAGAACACAGGCATGGAAACTGTTAGCCATGAAATAATTATATGAGTACTTTATGGATATACGGTGACAGCTTTGCTGTTGATTGGAAAGTTGATTGGGGTTGGCAAAGACAAGTTGCCGCACTGATGAACGTGAACAGAGTTGTTAATCAAGCCTGTTCAGGATCCAGCAATGAATGGAGTGCAATGCAGTTCCGTGACGACAAACAACAACCGGGCGATGCTGTAATATATTTTACCACTGAACATTCAAGACAATGGTTCTTCAAAGACCGTCCACATCTAAGCAACCTATCTTCTATCACAGACACACCTGAAGCAAAGTCACTGAAGTCAAAGGAACCAGACAAGTATAATGCAGTCATGGACTATTGGGTACATCTTCAACGTGATGACATAGACCAAATGCGTATGCAACATATGATAGACAGCATAAGAGTCAAGCAGATCGAACGTGAACTGCACCTGCTGTTGATTCCAAGTTTTGCATGTGATATCGAATGGACTGATCTTATTCCGGTAAATGGCAACATGACTAACAGTGTGTGCGATAAGGAATTTGTTAACCAACATGAAATGATACTGTGGTACAATCAAAGCATAGACACCAGAGCCAATCACATGACTTTGGACAATCACACAGTGTTTGCTGAGAAGCTGGTAGACAGCCTAGCTAACAAGACTGAATTGGATTTAGAAACAGGTTTTGTACAGGACATACTGTCACACAAGGACAAACTAACACACCCAGGATTACTGCCCGAATTAATTGAAATGGCACGAGCACCAGGTAACACAATACCACAATCCTAAAAAGCCACCGTTAAAAACCACCCACGCGACAGACACCTTAAATGCATGAAAAACCATCCTAAATGGCTCTTATTTGTCGGTTTAAGTGTTTTGCTGTGTCTTTGTACGTTTTTATATTGTACCGTCTTTAAAAGACGTTTAATTGCGTTTTAGGGGTATGTTTACTGGAGGTCTAACTGCTCTAGAGTGAGTCCATCAAGCACACAAGTAAAGGACACGCCGGGTTCAGAAACTTCCATTTCCCATACTGCTTCCTGCCAGCATTCGTGTGGATCTACAAAGTAATCCACTGCTTCTCCGGTTACTTCGCCTAGGGCTGTGATCCATACAGCTACCAATATGTAGCCCATCTGTATCAACGATCCAATTCCTCAAACAGTTGCATGGCAAATTCAAAACATCTGTTGGCTTCCGGAGCCATGTCATCGTTTAACTGAGCTCTCACATCAGCTATTAGTACTCCCGGATCCTTGAAGTCATACATCTTGCCTGAACCTGGTGCTCTCTTCTTGATCATCTGTCCGCCATGCAGTTCACCAAAGTGTCTTACGTAGATATGGCTGAGCAGTCCTGCATTGTCCAACATGTTAACATGATCAATGTATTCATCAACCACTGGACACAGTAGATCTTCATCACGAGTGAATCCGTGTTGTGTTTCCAATTCACGTAGATCCTCGTCCATGGCATCCTGTCTGCAGATAGGTTCTATGCCTTCAAGCACTCCCTTGTTTCTAGCAGTGTCTTCAAGAGCCTTGTACTGCACGTACTGATTGTAAATGAATCTATAGTATTCTCCTGGTTCCATTCCCTTGAGTAGCTTTCGTGCATGTGTCATGCGTTCTGCTTTTTTGTGATTTTCCCAGGTAAGTTCTTTAAGTTTGCTCATGTGTATATTTACTCTAGTGTGTATTGCCCAGCTGTATTCCTGGTTCACACAGTGTAACGAATGCTACAAATAAAGGATCATTCTTCTGCTCAGGATCTATGCCCTGTTCGTCTATCCATTGATCCTGTAGATCAAACGCATCCACTTCCAACTTCTGTTTGCACTCAGCACGTTCATACTCTCCATCATAGAACTGTACGAAGTGTACCAGTTCGTGCAACAGCACCACTTCTCGGAAATGATCTTCAGTCATGTACTCTGTGACAGAGTCTGATATGACTATGTGATTTTGTTCGTGATCATAGTAGCCTGCTATGTTACAGTCCGCATGCGGTTCTCTGTCTGGAAAGATCTCAGCACACACTGTGAGCTTGTCTTTCAGCATCACTTCAGGATATTGATCACCGTGATATTCAAAACGAGAATTATCCACTATCCACTGCACCATAGACGCAACTGAATGGCCCTTGTGATCAGCGTTCACAGGATGACATAGTGCTAACAGTGAGAGAGTGATAACTAGAAGTGTTCTCAACATAAAGTATTTACTGTTCATCCGAATACAGCCATGCCAATACTGATATCAGTACGGCTATGCAGATGCATGTTATGAGATAGAACGCGGCTAACAATTATGCTATGCCAGACAGGTTAGCACGTTTCCAACCAAAGCCTGCGGTCTTGATGTAGATGTAGTTGTCACTGAAACGTATCTCGCCCACTTCTCCTGCGTCACTGCCTGACGTGGGTTCAGGGCCATTGACACTTATGAGTTTTGCTGTTACGGCGCTGTTCACTGAATCTACGATAACGGTTGAATCATCTCCAAACACACTGCCTTTGATATCTGTGCGTCCTGTTATGGTAAGATCACCCGTGACCTTTACTCCGCCATTTGTTTCTATTCTTAGGCGTTCTGCGTTGCCGTATGCACTTATGATTAGATCATTCACTGAGCCGCCAGTACCGTCCATGCCTATGGTTGCACCGTTGGCTCCAGCTGAGCCTTGGAAACGTATGAGGGGAATGTTGGCGTTGTTGGTTCTTCTTATCGTTAGATAAGGAGTTGCACCCTGTATCAACACGTCATCAACTGCTTGTACACCAGTTGCTGTTGTTTCAAACTTTTTGACATTGTCGTGATACAGTTCAACGGCTCCATCGGCAATGCCCTTGACCATGATTTCTGTATCACTGTCCTTGCTCAGTATGACATTGTCGTTGCTCTGTAGATAGAGATTTCCTGTGCCTGTTTCTCTCACTATTGAATGATTGCCATTGTGGAATATCTTTAGGTCATCGTTGGCACCGAATGCCGCATAGTTGCTACTGGCACCACCATCAGGAAACTGTAGTTTTCCTTTTATGGAAACATCGCCCGTGTCTGCTACCTTGAAAATGTTATTGGCTTCGGTTACTGTGCCATCTGGATCTGTTGTATCAAAGATTCTAAATGCTGTGTCACCACTGACATCCGCACTGTTTGAGTCTAGGAAAAGGTTGATGCTTCCCACACTGTTCAACACGGTGTTGTTGGGAACAGAGTATTGATCCACAGTAAAGTCTAGGAAACTTCCTCCAGCTGAGTTGTATTTGATCCTGTTGTTCAACAGCAGTATGTTCTTGCCGTTGGTGTCTAGATCTCCACCTAGTTGTGGAGTGGTATCATCTACTATGTCTCCTAAACCAGAACCAGTGCCGTTGGCCGTCCAAGCATAGTCGCTTCCATTCCAACTTAACACGTATCCTGATGTGGGATTTGATTGATTTAGATGTGTGTCTATAGCACCATTCAATCCA